ACGCAATCGCACAAAGAACTCGTAGAGGAAAGGGTAACGTTATCATGTGTTCTGCTGACGTTGCATCTGCTCTCAGCATGGCTGGTGTTCTCGATTACACCCCTGCTCTGAATGCAAATCTCAACGTTGATGACACTGGTAATACCTTCGCTGGTGTTCTACTCGGCAAGTTCCGCGTATATATCGATCCATATTCGGCAAACGTATCTGCTAACCAGTACTACGTTGTCGGTTATAAGGGTTCCTCCCCTTATGATGCGGGTCTCTTCTACTGCCCATATGTTCCTCTCCAAATGGTTCGTGCCGTTGGCGAGAACACCTTCCAGCCTAAGATCGGCTTTAAGACCAGATACGGTCTTGTTGCTAACCCATTCGCTGAAGGCACCACTCAAGGTCTTGGCAGACTTCAAGTTAACGCAAACCGTTATTACAGAAGGGTTCAAATCAAGAACCTCATGTGATCACTGGTCATACCGTTTATCTGGGATCCCGAAAGGGGTCCCTTTTTTATTGACTTAACAGTTTAGACAGTGTATACTAGGACTATTACAATGACACGCAGTTAACTACTGTAAGTGTATTCATCCCAATTATTTGACATTCAATTGTTAATCATTATTCTATAGGTTAAAAATGGCAATTCAAAAATTCACTGTATTAAACTTTCCAGAGAAAGAATTTCTTGAGAATAAACAAACTAGATGTAGTTACCCATGGGAAAATACCTCTGTAGGTGCTGGTTTCTTAGTACCATTTGCAGATTTAGGTAAAAAGAAATCAATCCCATCTCCACCATCTGGTTTAAAAAGAAAAGGTATTCGTTATGAATATGCAAAAATTTCAGAAGGTTACTTATTTAAAAGAGTAGAATGATCTGAATTAAAGAGGGGGTCTTAGGACTCCCTCTTTTTTTATGATAAATATTTTGATGAACTAAATTTAAACTTGATGTCTAAAAAATCTTTATTAATAACTTTTGGATGTAGTTGGACCTATGGGATAGGTGCTGGTTATAATGAAAGTATGAGTGAAGACTTTTATACTAATAATGTAAGATGGTCGCACGAATTATGTTATGAGCATTCCTGGAGAAAAATAGTTTTAGAGCACTTTGATATAAAAGGTTTAAATTTTGCTGTTGGTGGAAGTAGTAATTTAAGGCAATTTAAATATGCTAGAAATTTTTTTATTAGTGATGAATGGGAAAATATAAAAAATTTATATGATAATATTGTTGTTTTATGGGGAATAACAACAACAGAAAGAACTTATATGTGGTGTAAGGATGAAGATAAATTATGCGACATTTATTTAAATCAAGATAACCATAAAGGTTCTGTTAATGATGTTCTAAACAGGTTAAAAAATTTATTCGATTGTGATAAACTAGCAATAGCAATAAATAAATGTTCGTATAATTACGAAAATGAGGTTGATGAATTAACTAAAGAAATATTATTTTGGAATAATTTTTTTGATTTGCAAAATATCCCTATTATTTGGTTTGATACTTTTAATAGTCATGAATATACTTCAGAAATAAAAAATTTAATAGATTATCAGGAAAAGAAGAGAGATATTTTATATTATTTGACTAAACTACATATAAAAAATAATCCAGAAGTTTTAGAGAATGATAAATTAAGTTATAATGCATTTTTAAATAATGATCATTTTTTTTACGCTGTAAGAAATAAATTATTAAATCCATATAGCTTTCATCCAACAAAAGACCAATATAAAAATATTGGTCTTTATTTTATAGAACAACTAAAACCTTATTTTTAGGAATACACTAAAATGGCAGTAGGAAACGCTTTTAGCAATCAAATACAAAATAGAAATTTTTTGTCTTCTGTTAGATTTAAATTCACATTAAATCGTGCAAGAAAAGTTTCATTTTTTTCAAATGCTGCGGATATACCTGGCATTACTTTAGGGATAGCAAATCAACCAAACTATTTGCGTGATATTCCAATTCCAGGTGATAAAATGGAATTTGATGATTTTAATTTAAAATTTATAGTAGATGAAAATCTTGAAAATTATATGCAGATACAGAATTGGATGAGAGGACTTGGTTTCCCAGAAAGTTTGACTGAAATTTACAATTTACAAAAAAATCCCCCAATAGTTAATAATAAATTAACTCCAGAAATGAATATATACTCTGATGGAACTCTACAAGTTCTAAATAGCAGCAATAATGTGCAATTTGAAGTTATATTCAGAGACATGTTTCCATATACTTTATCATCTCTATCTTTCGATGCAACAAATCCAGATGAAGAATATTTTACTTCGGAAGTTTCTTTCAAGTATACTATGTACAATATTGTAGACAGAAAAGGAAATCCTTTATGATTATTGATCTTGATATGATACAAAAAATGTGGGAAGAGGATGCCAAAATTGACATGGACAATCTTCACACAGAATCTACAAACATTCCCCTGTTACACGCTAAATATTTTGAACTTTATAACAATATTGTTCTTTTAAAAAAGAAAGCAGAGCAACAAAAAAAGAATATTAGACACGAACGCTACGAATATTTTACTGGTAAAGCAGATCCAGAAGTTTATATCGAAAATCCATTCCCAAAAAAGATACGGGATAAAGATACTCTACAAAAGTATTTGGACGCCGATGAAAAATTGTCTCAAGTATGTCTAAAAATAGACTACTATGAAACTATCCTAAATTACTTAGAGAGTATTCTTAAGGTTATTCAAAATAGAACTTACCAAATTAAGAATGCCATCGAATTCTTAAAATTCCAGGCAGGATATGGTTGATAAATTTGATTTAATAATTTCAAAGTCCAACGAAGTATTTTTAAAAATACAATGTGAACCTCATATTGAGTATGAATTAAGAGATCATTTTAAGTTTGAAGTTCCAAACGCTAAATTCATGCCTCAATATAGAGGTAAAAATTGGAATGGAGAAATTCATTTATTCGACATGCGAACCAAGCAACTCTACGTAGGTTTGCTAGATAAATTAATTTCTTTTTGTAAAAATTATAATTATAATTACAAGTTTGAAGATAATAAATTTTATGGATTACCTTTTGAAGTTAATGAAGGTATCTCATATGAAGGTGTTAAAGATTATATGAAATCTATTTGCTCTCATTCTCCGAGAGATTATCAGATTGATGGAGTATACGATGCTTTAAAGCATAATAGAAGACTATTGATAAGTCCCACTGCATCTGGCAAATCTCTGATGATTTATTCATTAGTAAGATATTATGTAGATAAACAACAAAAAATTCTTGTAGTTGTACCAACGACATCTCTTGTAGAACAGATGTACAAAGATTTTGAGGATTATGGTTGGGATGCTTCTTCATATTGTCACAAAATTTATTCTGGTAGAGAAAAGACCAATAATGCTGCAGTAACAATCACTACTTGGCAATCTATTTACAATTTAGAAAGAGGATTTTTTGAGGATTTTGACGTAGTAATGGGTGATGAAGCACATTTATTTAAAAGTAAATCACTCATCAGTATAATGACAAAACTACACCATGCAAAATATAGATTTGGTTTTACTGGAACTTTAGATGGATCACAAACTCATAAATGGGTTCTTGAAGGTTTATTTGGACCATCATATAAAGTTACAAGAACTGCTGAGTTGATGGAAAAAGGGCATGTATCAAAATTAGATATTAGATGCTTAGTATTAAAGCATAATCCACAAACTTTTGAAACGTATGAGGATGAGGTTCAATTCATTATATCACATACCCAAAGAAATAATTTCATTAAAAATCTTGCATTAGATCTAAAGGGAAATACTCTTATTTTATTCTCAAGAGTTGAAACTCATGGATTACCTTTATATGAATTAATTGATAAACATAAACAAAAAGATAGAAAAGTTTTTTTTGTTCATGGTGGTGTAGATACTCAAGAAAGAGAACGTGTTAGAGAAATTACAGAAGCACAAGAGAATGCTATTATTATTGCATCTTATGGTGTATTTTCTACTGGAATAAATATTAGAAACCTTCACAATGTAGTATTTGCTTCACCAAGCAAATCTAGAGTACGTAATTTACAAAGTATTGGAAGGGTTCTAAGAAAAGGTAAAAATAAAACAAAAGCAATGCTTTATGATATTGCTGATGATTGCACCCACAAGACAAGAAAAAATTATACTTTAAATCATTTAATTGAAAGAATTAAAATTTATAATGAAGAAAAATTTAACTACGAAATAATTACTATTAATTTAAAAACATGATAGAAGACGATTTTTATGCAACAGTAAAATTAAAAACAGGTGAAGAAATATTTGCTAAGGTAGCACCATCTGATGAGAATGGTGAGACACTACTTCTGATAACCAATCCTGTAACAGTTTCAGAAGTTAGAACCAGAAATGGCACTGGGTATAAACTTGAACAATGGTTAAAAACAAGTAAAGAAGATATTTTTATATTAAATATGGATGATGTATTGACATTAAGTGAATCTAAAAATATTCAAATGATATCAATGTATCAAAGTTATATTAGAAATACTGGTGATTTCAATGATTCTCCAGGGATTAGAAGAAAGATAAATCGTAAAATGGGATATATCTCTAATATTAATGATGCTAAAGAGATACTAGAGAAGTTATTTAATAATAGCTGAATATATGATTTCCAAAGGCAACAAAGCGATTATAGCGAAATACTGGGGGTCGTGTCAAGTGTTTGTGGTTTGACAGTTAAGGTGTTATAATGTCTACATATTACATTATAGATTCTAATGATTACCACCTCAGCGATGACTAAAAGAAAAAGGTCAGTACATTACGTTAATAATAAAGATTTTCTTGCTGCTTTAATTCAATATAAAAAAGAAATTAAAGAAGCACAAGAAAGAGGAGATCCAAAACCAAGAATTACAAATTATCTTGGAGAGTGTTTTCTGAAGATTGCTACTCATCTTTCGTTTAAACCAAACTTTGTTAATTATATTTTTAAAGATGATATGATCTCTGATGGCATTGAAAATTGTGTTCAGTATATTCATAATTTTGATCCAGAAAAATCTCAAAATCCTTTTGCTTATTTTACACAAATTATTCACTATGCTTTTTTGAGAAGAATTCAAAAAGAAAAGAAGCAATTAGAAATAAAAAATAAGATTTTGGAAAAAACTGGATTTGATGAAGTCTTTTGTGACGACAACACTATTGACGGCAGTAACTACTCTGACTATAATAGTATTAAAGATAACGTTCATTCTAAACTGAGGTATTGATGCGTGTTGCTATAATAACCGACCAACATTTTGGAGCACGTAAAAACTCAAAAGTATTCCATGATTATTTTCTGAGTTTTTACAATGATGTATTTTTTCCTACTTTAGAGCAGGAAGGAATTACTACGGTTATTGATATGGGTGATACTTTTGATAGTCGTAAAGGTATTGACTTTGCTGCTCTTGCATGGGCAAAAGATAATTACTATGACAGGTTAAATTCGCTGGGGTGTACGGTTTATACTGTTGTTGGTAATCATACTGCATATTACAAAAATACAAACGATATTAATGCTGTAGATTTACTTTTAAGAGAATATAAGAATGTAAAAGTAATATCAAATCCAGAACACATCCAAATTGGAAATCAGAATATTCTTTTTATTCCTTGGATTAATTCTGAAAATCAAGAATATACTTTTGATGTCATTAAAAAAAGTAAATCCAAGATTGCTATGGGGCATCTTGAATTAAATGGATTTTCTGCTTATCGTGGTCATACAATGACTACTGGACATGATAGTGATGTATTTCAAAAATTCACCAGAGTTTTTTCTGGACACTATCACACAAGATCTAATGATGGGACTATATTTTATTTGGGAAATCCATATGAAATATATTCAAACGATTATAATGACACTAGAGGATTTCATTTATTTGATACAGACACACTTGAATTAACATCAATCGATAATCCATATAGAATGTTTTATTCTATTTTTTATGACGATAGCGATTATCAAACATTTGATGCAAGACCTTACGAAAATAAAATAGTAAAACTTATTGTCAAGAAAAAAACTGATCCTAAGAAATTTGATAAATTTTTAGATAAATTATATGCATCTAATATTTTTGAATTAAAGATTATTGAAAACTTTAATTTTCAAGAAACATTTGAAGTTGAAGAATTAGAAACAGAAGACACTATTTCTATATTAAATAGATATATTGAAGAGTTTGATACAAATTTGGATAAAAATGTCATTCAAAAACTCATTCAAGGAATCTATAAAGAAGCGTGTGAACTAGTGTAAAATGCACATACTAACAATCGAAGGCAAAGAAGAAGAAGGAGCATACTCTGTTATAGATGAAGAAGGAAATCAAATTCTTTATCTTTTTGAGCAGGAAGATGACGCTGTAAGATTTGCTATGATGTTAGAAGAAATGGATTATCCTAGTATGCATGTTATTGATATAGAAGACGAAGTAATTTTAAAAACCTGTGAGATGCATGGGTATCAATATGCTATAATTACTGCAAATGACCTTGTAATACCTCCTCAAGAAAATGATCTTATTTGAAAAAATTCGATATAAAAACTTTTTAAGCACTGGTAATCAATTTACTGAAATTTTATTTACACAATCAGAAACTACTTTGATTGTTGGAAATAATGGAGCAGGTAAAAGTACTATTTTAGATGCACTTACTTTCTCTCTTTTCGGTAAATCTTTTCGTGGTGTTAATAAACCACAATTAGTCAATTCTGTTAACGAAAAAGATTGTTTAGTTGAAGTTGAATTTTCTGTTGGTACAAATAAATGGAAAGTGATTAGAGGAATAAAACCATCCATTTTTGAAATTCATCGCAACGGAATTCTCTTAAATCAAGATGCTGCCGCAGTAGACCAACAAAAATGGTTTGAGCAAAATGTTTTAAAGATGAATTACAAATCTTTTACTCAGATTGTAATTTTGGGTAGCAGTAGTTTTGTTCCTTTTATGCAACTATCTGCTGCTAATAGAAGAGAAGTTATTGAAGATCTTTTAGATATTAAAATATTTTCATCTATGAATAATATTTTAAAAGATAGAATTAGAAGTGCTAAAGATGAAATAAAAACATTAAACTTAAAGAAAGAATCCTTAGAAGATAAAGTGCAAATGCAACAAGACTTTATCAATGAATTGGAAAACAGGGGAAAAACCAATATTGAAAATCATAAAAATAAATTAAAAGAACTGGATAGTGAGATTGAAACTTACTTAAAGCAAAATTCTTCATTAGAAGAGGATGTTTTTAAATACACTAAAGATCAAGAACTTGTAACTGGTTCTGGAGATAAGTTAGTAAAATTAAATAATTTGAAAGGTAAAATATCCCAAAAAGTATCAACAATTACTGAAGAGCATAAGTTTTTCACTAATAATACGGTATGCCCTACATGCACACAAACCATTGAAGAAGAGTTTAGATTAAATAGAATAGTAGACGCTCAAAATAGAGCAAAGGAGTTGCAATCTGGTTATCTAGAACTAGAGACGGCAATTAAAGAGGAGCAAGAGAGAGAGCGTCAATTCAATGTTCTTTCCAAAGAGGTTACTAAACTCACGTATGAAATTTCTCAAAACAATACTAGGATCTCTGGATGCCAAAAACAAATCAGAGAACTTGAACATGAAATTCAAACGATTACCAATCAACTTGAGAATAGAAATACTGAACATGAGAAATTAGAGCAGTTTAAACAGCAATTAGAAGTAACTTTTAGGGAGGTAGAAACTCAAAAAGATCAAATAACTCAATATGATTTCATCTATGGTTTGCTGAAAGACGGGGGAGTTAAGACAAAGATTATTAAAAAATACTTACCTCTAATTAATCAACAAGTTAATAGATATCTTCAAATGATGGACTTCTATATTAACTTTTCATTAGACGAAGAATTTAACGAATCTATTAAATCCCCCATTCATGAAGACTTTTCTTATAGTTCTTTCAGTGAAGGTGAGAAAATGAGAATTGATCTTGCTCTTCTTTTTACATGGAGAGAGGTTGCTAAAATTAAAAATTCTCTTAATTGTAATATAATTATTTTTGATGAAACTTTTGATTCTTCTTTGGATGGATTTGGAACAGACGACTTTTTAAAGATTATTAGATTTATTATTAAAGATGCTAATATCTTTGTTATTTCACATAAAGAAGGTATGAAAGATAAATTTGTTAACGTGTTGAAATTTGAAAAAGTTAAAGGGTTTAGTAGGATGGTTTGAAAAGTGGCACATGACATTGATGCGTTTGATAATTTTATAGATATAATAATGGATCAATATAAAATGACCAATGGCACACCACAAAATCTGGGAGAGTGGACGCAATCCATTCAAGAGAAACGACAAGGGGAAAAAGAAACCCCAAGCAATTAGACAAGCAAAAGCACGACGCTCCCAATTTAAAAAGCGTCACATGGGTCGCCCACAAGGCGACCTTTTTTTGTATAGTAACTTCAGTTCAAACGAAATTCCATGCCTGTCAACCACGAAGTCAAAGGTAATCTTGCCCGTCTTCTTGCCACTGAAGATCTTGTGGTAGAGCACAAGAAGGTTCAGACTGCCTGCTTTAATGTCCATACAAGGGTTCTCACTCTACCTATGTGGGAAAAGGCGTCCAATGCCATTTATGACATGCTTGTAGGGCATGAGGTTGGACATGCTCTCTATACACCAGATGATGATTGGTGGGAGAATTGTAAAGTTCCTAAGCAGATTGTAAATGTTGTGGAAGATGTTCGTGTAGAAAAACTTATGAAGCGTCGTTATGATGGACTTCGTAAGACATTTTTTAATGGTTATAGTGAACTGAACGAACAAGATTTTTTTGCTATCGGTGATGAGGATGTTGATACTTATAATCTTGCTGATAAAGTAAATCTGTACTATAAAATTGGTAATTTCATTAATATTTCTTTTGATGAAACTGAAAAAGAAATTGTAGATATTGTCGGTAAAACTGAAACATTTGCTGATGTTCTCATTGCAGCAGAATTGCTTTACAAACATTGTAAAGAAAAACAAGAACAGCAGCAAAAAGTTGCATCTTTAAATTCTCACGATAATACTCCTGGCAATAATTCAGAAGAAGGTGAACAGCAAGATCAACAAATTGAAAATGGTTCCAATAATCAACAATCCAACAATTCTGAATCTAGTACTCAAAACGAATCGGAAGAAAGTGTAGATAACTCCGATAATCAGAGCAAGACAAATAATGTTGGTGGTGCAACTTCTGATATTGAAGTAAAAACTTCAGATGCTCTTGAAGAATCTATTAAAGAACTTGTTGATAATATCAGTTATGAAAATGTTTATATTGAACTTCCTAAATTGAATTTGGATACTGTAATCATTCCCAATAAAAAAATTCATGAGGAATGTGCTAAAACATGGAAAGCAACACTTGATGTTGATCAAAAGATTAATGCTTTTGATGAAGTTGATAGAAAGTACGCTGAGTTTAAACGATCTGCTCAAAAAGAAGTTAATTATCTTGTTAAAGAATTTGAATGTCGTAAGTCTGCTGATAGTTATGCACGAGCAACTACTGCTCGCACTGGTGTTTTAGATTGTTCAAAACTTCATACTTATAAGTACAATGAGGATTTGTTTAAAAAAGTAACAACTCTCGCTAATGGAAAAAGTCATGGGTTGGTTTTTGTTCTTGATTGGTCTGGATCAATGTCCGACGTTCTTCTTGACACAGTAAAGCAACTTTACAACCTTATTTGGTTCTGTAAAAAAGTTAATATTCCTTTTGAGGTTTATGCTTTCACAAATGAATGGCAACGTATCACTTATGAAAATGGTAAACCAGTCCTTCCTAAACCTCATTATGATAAAAAGGCGGGTCTAGTTTTCGTCGATGAAAGCTTCTCTCTTTTGAATATTCTTACTAGCAAAGTGAGTGGTGCAGTTCTTGAACAACAAATGAAGAATATGTTCAGGGTTACTTATAATCTTAATCGACCTGTTTATTCTTACTATAATCTCTCATATGATGTTCCATATGGTTTGTCTCTTTCTGGAACTCCCCTTAATCAAAGTCTGATTGCCTTGCATGAAATTCTTCCTAAATTCAAAAAGGAAAATAAACTTCAAAAAGTTCAGTGTATTATTTTGACTGACGGTGAAGCGGAGTGGTCTAAATATCATGCAGAATTTAAAAGAAATAATGTTAACACCTATATTGGTCTGAATAGTATTTCTATGAATACTACACTCAGGGATAGAAAAATTGGAACTGTTTATAAAATGTCTAATGACAGTGCCGATTTTACTGATGTTCTTCTTCGTAATTTGAGGGATAAGTTTGAGGATGTTAATTTTATTGGCATTCGCATTATGCAAGGAAGAGATGCTGGTGCTTTTGTTCGACGGTATGTTGGATATTCAAATACTTCGGAATATAATAAGATTATGGGTGAATGGAAAAAGAATAGAAATTTTTCTATTAAGACCTCAGCATATACGACTTATTTTGGACTATCTTCAAGTGCCTTAAATACTTCTACAAACTTTCAAGTTGAAGAAGATGCTACAAAAGGTCAAATTAAATCTGCATTTGCAAAATCACTTACCTCCAAAAAAATGAATAAAAAAATTCTTAATGAATTTGTTGGGTTGATTTGTTAATGAATTATAGAAAAAGAAAACAATCGGAAAATCAAAAAAAGAGGATGTATACACCTGATGGATATATTTCAGATCCCCCAGATTCTAAATGTCCTCATTGCGGTAAATCTGGTAAATCATGTTCTTATGTAAATAGTTTATCGAGAGCATGGGCTAGAGATGCTTGTGCCAAGAAAAATAAAAAACCAGAACCAGATTGAAAACTGTCACAAGGAGCACTACGCTCCTTTCTTTTTGACCTTATAATTACTTTGTTGAAACGAAACCAACTTTATTATGCCTCGCAAAATTTCTGTGACCGACAAACAACTCATTTCTGATCTTAAAAATCTTTATGGCACCGAAATTAGTGCTGGAGATGTTAGGGGTTTTTGTGCCTCTCGCAATCTATCTTATCCTACGGTAACCCGTCGTCTGGAACCTTTTAAGACTGATCGTGGTCGTTGGAATCTTGAAGTAACTCAAGAACGTGTTGAAGAAATCGAACGTTCTTATCAAGCACCTCCTGCTCTTCCTGCCGTGGAACAAAACCTCATCCCTGATAAAGATGATACCTTCGTCAAGTTTGGCAACTTTAATGATATTAAAAAGATTATTCAGTCCAGTATTTTTTATCCTGCGTTTATTACGGGTCTTTCGGGTAATGGTAAAACGTTCTCGGTTGAGCAAGCGTGTGCTCAACTTAAGCGTGAACTGATCCGTGTGAACATCACCATCGAAACTGATGAAGATGATCTGATCGGTGGTTTCCGTCTAGTGAATGGCGAAACCGTATGGCACAATGGTCCTGTGGTAGAAGCACTTGAGCGTGGTGCTGTTCTGCTGCTGGATGAGATCGACCTTGCCTCAAATAAGATCCTGTGTCTGCAATCTATTCTGGAAGGCAAGGGTGTGTTTCTCAAGAAGATCGGTCGCTTCGTGAAACCTTCTTCGGGTTTCAACGTCATCGCAACCGCTAACACCAAAGGTAAGGGTTCTGATGATGGTCGTTTCATCGGCACCAACGTGCTGAATGAGGCATTCCTGGAACGCTTCCCAGTGACCTTTGAGCAGTCTTATCCCACTCCTAGCACCGAGCAGAAGATCCTGGAAGGCATCGCCCTGGATCTTGGTGTGGAAGACCGTGACTTCTGCAAGCGCCTTGTTGACTGGGCAGACATCATCCGTAAGACCTTCTACGATGGTGGTATTGAGGAAATCATCAGCACTCGCCGTCTGGTTCACATTATCCGTGCCTACAGCATCTTCCAAGATAAAGCAAAGGCAATCCAAGTGTGTGTGAACCGCTTTGATGACGAAACCAAACAGTCCTTCATGGAACTGTATGATAAAATTGATGCTGATTTTCAGATGCCCACTACAGAAACTGTGGTAGGTAATGAAGAAGGAATTGCATCTAACCTTTCTTTCTGATATAATTGGGGGAGGTAATTGTGCCTTCCCTCTTTTTTATAGTTGATTAAACTTTTATTTTTTACTATGACTGATAAAACAAATCATCTTTGGAAATATAACGAAGATAAAATTCTCAAAGATATTGAAGAATATGTGACCAGCACTTACGGAAGTCACTACTGTGGTCACAATCAAGAACATAAAGACATCCAAACTATTGATCTGATGGCAGCAAAAGATCTTGCTCCTGGTTTCTGTCAAGCAAACATCTTGAAATATGGTTCTCGTTATGGTGATAAGGATGGTCGCAATAAGCGTGACCTTCTTAAAGTAATTCACTATGCTATGCTTCTGCTTCACTTCGACGGTCATTACTCTCGTCAAGATAACGGTCTCTCTGAATTTCGCTGATTATTATGAAACTCTCTGATAAAACTATTACACTTCTGAAGAACTTCTCTTCTATTAATCAATCTATTCTGTTTAAAGAAGGTAACTCTCTTCGTACTATTTCAGTAATGAAAAACATTCTTGCGGAGGCAAAAATTGAAGAGGAACTACCTAAAGATTTTGGTATCTATGATCTTAACCAGTTTCTGAATGGTCTTAATCTTCATCATAATGCAGAACTTGATTTTCAGAATGAGGGTTATGTTGTCATCAAAGAAGGTAAGACCCGATCTAAGTATTTCTTTGCAGACCCTAATGTAATCATTACTCCCCCAGAAAAAGATATTTCTCTTCCTAGTGAAGACGTTTGTTTTCTTCTTGATACTAAAGAACTTGATAAACTTCTTAAAGCTGCTTCTGTTTATCAACTTCCCGATCTGTCTGTAGTTGGGGAAGCGGGCGTTGTAAAATTGGTTGCTCGTGATAAGAAGAATGATACTTCCAATGATTTTTCTGTCATTGTTGGGGAGACTAGTGAAGAGTTTACCTTTAATTTTAAAGTTGAAAACATTAAAATTCTTCCTGGAAATTATGAGGTCGTAATCTCAAGTAAACTTTTGTCACGGTTCAAGAATACTGGGTTTGATGTGACCTATTATATTGCTTTGGAACCTGACTCAACTTTTGGATGAACATCTTCGTAACTTCCCCTTGGCCTGCTGAAAGTGCTATCTGTCTTCCTGATAAGCACGTTGTCAAAATGCCCTTGGAGTGCTGTCAAATGCTCTCTATAGTGGCATCTGATAAATGGGGTCATGGATATGGTCCCTTATATAAGACTGATAACACTCCTTATAAAACTGAAAAGGGAGCATTTCGCAATCATCCATGTACTAAATGGGCAATGGAAAATATCCACAATGCCTATTGGTTAATCAAGCATGGACTTAATCTGTGTGATGAGTACACTTTAAGATACGATAAAGTTCACTCATGTTATAAAACACTTGTAGATGCATTCTACCTTTTCCCAAGGGGCAAGATTACTGAAGTAACACCATTTGCTCGTGCGATGCCAGATGAGTTTAAATTTGACACAAGCGTTGACACTTTTACTGCTTACAAGATGTATATCGCATCCAAACCTTGGGTTGCATCTAATTATCTTCGTATGCCAGAACGAAAACCTGATTGGGTATAAAAAATTATGAGTC